TTCCGTTTAACGTCCGTGGAAGACAATTTAAGAGGTTGAGGCGTCTCATGACAAATGAACACCTTGGACTTTGATTGGATGACCACCGCCCGGTTCAACCCGGGAGCAATTATCCAAAAAACCACCACTCACGAAAGCGATGGAATTCTGAAAAATCCGTCTTCCCAACGCAGCAGTTTCACTGCTGTGGGGCCCGAAGCCCTCGCCAGCTACCGAATTAACGGCCGCCAACTGTGTATCGAGGTCGGTGTAATCCGCAGATTGTGCCACCACGATACTGGAGACAAAGTCAGGAGGGGCAACCCGACTGAAACGGCCAACAGGAGGAAAAACCTCCTGCCGACAACAAGGGCAAGATGTCTTTTCGTGTACAAACCAAGCCCCCGAACACACTCGACAAAACCCATGACCACAAGTGGTCATACGAGTCACCGAGGCTTCGTAACAGATAGGACACTCCCCCAAACTCATATTCACCTCAACCTCCGGGCGCGATTCAGTAACCGGACAAACCGGACTGACTGGTTGCCACACTCGAATCCGATTACGTTTCCACCAATACTCTACCGGACGCCTCACCTTTGGGGTGAGGTAGCGCCGAGTATTAGTACGAGACAACCCCAGTAAGGCAGCCAAGCATTTTAGCGGCCTCCTGCAGTGGCCGAGGAACGGACCAGAACCCGTCCGAATGACCTCGGCTTTGTAATCGAATTTGTCCAACCCCCCAACCCTTTTGGGGTCTGACCAGGCACAAGCTATAAACTCAGGCCCGATCAATCGGAGGTTCTCACGCATCTTCTTTGTCAACTTGCTTACCTCAAGTAGCTCCCAACCCTCCGGGACATTATCCTGCTCCAAATGCCCTTTCGAAACAGGAAGAGGCCTTTCAGTCTCCATGGAGAGGTAATGCGCCTCTCTATCCCAGAGGTGGCTATGAATAAGCTCATGACGGTAAACAGGGAGACCTAGTCCACGGGAAACAGACCTGTCCGAAGACAGGATGTACTTAGCATTCCATTTCAAGAACTCAATCCGAAGCAATGATCGCCTGGATCCAAAGAACCCAGGGCAAAACGAGCTGTACCTCCCTCGCAGAGTTTCCACCCCTCCGCAGTCGCTCCGAAGACCGAAAGCGGAAGAACGAATACAAGGTACTATATCAACTCTTCGATCAAAAGCTTTGAAAAGAGTGCTATTCAATGAAAAGTAACGACGATCAACCATCGTCTTCCCGGGTGAAAGGACTAGACCGGATCGGTTAACTCCCGCCCTCCAACGATCGTACTCCGCGGGGGTACCACGAAATACAATATCGTCCCCGTTGATGCGCACGGGTCCACTCGACCCCGAAAAATACCTGAAAGCCAGATAATTAACGAGGCAGAGGAGAGGGAAGCTAACCAAGTTTCCCATCAATTGACCACGTTCCTGATAAACAACCGGTCCGTCATCCTCCCATTGCATGGGAGTCCGGAGCAGTTGTCTACCAAGGTCTGCAATCCCCCTCGGGATCTGAGTCGCCTGGTTAAGGATCAAGTCCAACAACTCACGTTGAACCCAACCATTAAGATTGTCAGTAGCGGATTCATAGTCGCCACTAACAAAAACTTGACCTGGTTGAGGCGTAAACTCAGCAAACCTTCGCGGCTTAGCGTCCCCACGCAAAAGCCACTTGAAACGTGAAATGTGGTTATAGATAGCAGTATGTAGAGGCCTAGCTAAATTACAATTAACGTCACCAACGCTAATTGTCCTCCACTTACCCCCCGTCTCGACAGACCGAAGCCTGGACGGACGAATATCAATAGGAGACTCTCTCGTGAGAGCTTCCAAGACGAATACCTGGTGTCTTGTCCACCCCGCAGCAGCATTCGCCTTCTGAATGGCACGGCTCAACGCCTCCGGAGAGGCATTGAAGTCAGATAACTCTGAATCAGAGACACCATCCAAAAGATATTCAGCTCTAGAACCACCCTCGGAAAGACCTCGCGTCCGGCACGATTTGATAGGCAATGTAGCCGAAAGACAAGCATTCGGATACAAAGTCAAATCCCAGCCGGGGGGAAACAGCTTAGGAACTGTCCTTCTTATATATCGGAGAAAACCCTCATCGGGTTGGGGAGAAGGCTCCGACATTTTCTTCGCATAAGAAGCGAGATCAGGCCGAGGTGACGGCAAAACTTTCCGGAAAAGAAATAGTGACATGAAGACAGATCGACGACTATCCGAAGACAATCGGGCCCGTCCCATGAATTCATGCCACGGATGAAGACTAGGAGTTTGAAGTCCCAATTCACAAAAAGACTTCAACCAACTCAAGCGATCCTGGGCCGTTCGACCAGAAGGTGTAGGCACTGGAAAGGAAACCCCTAGGGGCTTCCCGACCGTCCGACAAAACACCTGCCAACGTCGCAGCACAGGGCAACCAGCCAGCAACAACGCATCGCGTTTCACGTTGCTGGACCTTGGTATGGACATCCCACGAGAGATGTACAAGATGCAAAGGCTTTTT